TTTTGAATTTGCATCGCACGATCAGGCCAGTGTATATAAGGTTTATCAGCAGTCTTTAAAAGATTTACCAATAAAGGCATGATCAGTTTTTCTAGTTCTATCAATTTGGATCTCACTTCCGTTTCCGTCACCGCTTTGACGGTATCAAACTCATTGTCTAAATCTCCCATTCTATTATTTAGACCGTTCATTGCAGAAATAAGAGCATCAACTTTCTGTTCTATTCGCAAAACATTATCGTTGATACCTTCAACATCGTCTATAATTTCTGTATTTGTAATTTGAATTTGATCGGTAGGAATTTCATCTACAGCTGAAAATCCAAAGTCATGTCCGGTCAAATATTCTGGTGGTATGGTACTCAACTAAAAAAGTCCTCAAGTGTTGCTGTTTTTTCTGGCCGCCATCCAATCGATTCAAGTATTGTCTTCAAAGGATCAAGATAAGTCTTTTCAAACTGTTTTTCATAATCGACATAATTTTCAACTTCAAACTCTTTTGGTAGAACCGTTTTAAAAGAGATTACATTCTCTTTAATTGGATTAGGCAATTTTAAATAAACAAATTTAATCTTATCTCCGGAATTAATTTTTTCATATTTTTTCTTAATAGAGTATTTATTAAGACCGTTGTTGTAAAGTATTGATCCACGTACATGAATAGGACAACCAGACTTGTACAACGTACTTGAGTCGATCCATTTTTCCATGTCTGTAACACCTCTAGGAAAAGAAATATCTTCTACCTGGGCCTTCATAAACTCTTTCTTGTACTCTTCGATACACTTCTGAGTGGTTTCTTCATCAGTGTTCATAATGACACGAATTGTTTCTTTGAGCATACGCCTACAAATACCTGGTGTTGATGACCTAACAACCTCAATACCCATGATTTTGAGTTCTGGTTCTTCATATTGCACACCCTCGGAATTATAAACATTCAGCGCGTAATGTTTTTTTGCTGTCCATACTCCTTTGTCTGCAATCACCTCACGTTTCATAATCATTTTTTGTTCGTAAGCGGACAATCGATCTGCAAGTTCTTGATACATATCATCAAGTAGCGGTTGAATTTTTTGCGTAGAAACTTTATCAAGAAAGTCTACTATTTTTTTCTTGTTTGTTTCTTCGCCAAATGTCCTTTTTACCAACTCTGACATGTTAATATAAACAGAATCGGTGTCAATTGCGACAACAAAATCTTTATTTTCAGTTTTAAGTATTTTGTTAAAGTAATCGTTGATACATTTCTCGGCGCATTGAATCGTCAGCTGACCAGTAAGTGTTATTGATTCCGCAACTCTATCATCGAAATAATGAAACCATTTGTTAGACCAAGCACCAAAAAGAGAATTCATCATAATTTTGATGGCCATTTGTCTGTTATTCAACACAACAATCTTGTCGTTGTTTTTCTTGTCTTTTAACTTTTGATAAGAAATCATCTCTTTCTTGATTATCGCTCTTTCTTTGTAAAGGTCTTCGATAATTAAAGGAACGATGCCTCTCTTATTTGTTTTGAACATATCACCTCTGGCCGTAAGACAATGGTCAGTTGGTATATCGTAAGTTTTGCCTTCTAGAATTTCTTCTATACTGGTATTCAAAGTCTGATCTACGATTGTCTCTGGTGACATGTTATACTGCATGATAATATGAGGATAAAGAGAGGCTAAATCAAAACTCATTATCCACTCATGCATACCTATATGTGGTTCTTTAACAAAACCACCTTCTATTCGTTTTGATTTCTTTTTGCTACTAGCTGAAGGAGGAACTATTTTCTTTTTCTTTAGTTCATTGTATATAAACATTTCCCATATTTTTACAGTGCCAAAAGCATCACAAAAATTTGTTCTTGTTTTGTAAGCAATCGTAATCAACAAATTAATATATTGCATCTTTTCTTCTAGACGATACACAAGATCAACATCACGAATGTTGTAGTCAATATATTTTTGTGGATTCTCTTCGTACAAATTTGATAGAGTGCCGTATTGCGAATAATCAAGTTTATTTTCGCCTAGATAAACATTTGCAACATAATCTAATCTATAAGATTCCAAAACTCCTGATATGTAAGCAAAGTGTTTAAAACAATGGTGATGATCTAGGTCTTGAATTCCAACCAGTTCAAATTTTTCTGGACATTGATAATCTAAAGTATCAGAATCAATAACGCTATACCTTTTGTCAAACTTACCTTTGATTATACCCCAAGGAGAAAGTCTTTTGAATTCATTTCTGGGTAGAAGTCTGTGTATTCTCATAACGAGATATGGTATGTCAAAAAATTCTGAATACCAACCCGAAATTACATCAGGTGTATTTTCTGACCAGTGTTTAAGAAAACGATACAACAAATCCTTTTCGTTGTCGCATTGTATATATCTTACATTATCATAAACATCTTTCGAAAGTTCCGATTTTTCTCTTCGCCAACTACAGGTTGTGAATACATAAAACTTTTTATTTTTATTGCTCATTAAACATATCGAAGTTATCGGATGATTCGGTCTAGAAGGTTCTGGAAATTCATCCGGAGAATGAACCTCAATATCAATATAGGTCACATTGATTTTAGATGAATCAGGTACTAACTCTTTTTTAATAGTTAGGTCTGATATAAATTGATATGTGTAAGGTATCTTACCGTAAATATTATAATTTTCTACGTCTTTATATTTTTTGTAAAAATTATCAGCCTCTTTCATAGAATCAAATTCTATTTCAGAAACCGGGTGGCCATCTAATGTTAGATACTCGCCGGCCGAATCGTTGACAAAGAATTTTGGTTTATAACGAAACTTTCTTCTTATTTCTTTTCCGTCTTTGTATCCGCGGAAAAGAATGTTAGAACCACTTCTTTCTACCGAACTATAATATAAAGACATTACGCAATTGTTACTTTTGATTTAGGAGTGATAATTTTACCAAACATTTCTTGGTATTGAGTAATCAATTGATCATCTGGTTCATATTCACATACAATTGCAGTTTTGTAAACAGTAACAGGTTTTTTGTTTTTACCCATCAAAGCGCACCACGGCGCAAACCCCATTTGATCTTGGCCAATAGGAACGGGCGTAATAACATCTTCAACAATCAAATGATCATCGTTTCTTTCAACGATTGTACAAGCGCAGTCTTCGCCGCTTAGAAATTTTAATACTTTTATTTCTGACATGATAAACTCCTATAAGAAAGACGGGTGAAATCCACCCGTCTATTCTACAACAAAAAGACACTAAAAGTAAAGTCAAATAATGCTAGTTATTGACAAAACCATAGTCAGAACAATCAAAGATGCTGTAATACCATACAGCATGGGAATCATTCTTCTCATATTACACCTTTAACCATTCAGTTGTTGTTCTTTAGAATTAACACCAATTGGAATTAATTTCGTCTTTTTAGCTTCTGGAATAATTTTTTCCAGTCTCACTACCAAAACCCCATTCCAGATATCCGCACTATTTACAACAATATCTTCTGACAGAACAAACGTTCTGCGGAATTTACGATTTGCAATACCTGAATGAAGATATGTTTCTGAATTATCGGATTCTTTATCACCAATAACTTCAAGTTTGTTTTCAGTGATGTTTACTTCAAGATCGTCTGGTGCAAAACCTGCAACAGCAATTTCAATTCTATAGTTATTTTCATCTTCGCGGATGAGATTGTAAGGCGGATAAGATTGTGCGTTATTCGAAAAATTACTCAGTTCATCAAATACACGATCAAAGCCAACGGTGAAAGCCGAGAAACGGCCAAAAGGATCTAAGTTACCCATAACGGTACCTCCTATGTTTAGCAAGGTTAGTTTGTAATAAAATCGAAGACCTCAATTGAGCATCTTCTGTTAGTATTTATACACGATTACACGAAAAAAGTAAAGAAAAATTAATATTTTTTACCAATATTATATTTTGCGACCAATTCCCATTTATCTCTTTCTTTGTAAGGCAACACTTTTATTTGACTCAGTGGCGCCACAGGGTCAACAGTTTTTTGTGAATCTACCAACTTGACCAAACCCCATTCTGCTAAAAGATTAGTAATGGTGTTTCTTCTCGCACGATCACTGTCACTAAAATTTGAAGGTTTTCCATCCAAAGAAAACAGTTCTTTAAAATGAACAATATAGTATTTACCTTGTTTATGTAAGATATGACAAGATTGGTAAAGTTTCATGTCTTTACGAGAAGCGATTCCAATTCTAGTCAAGGTTTCTCTGACTTTGAGAAAGTCATCTTCTTGAGAAAGTGTTACTTCAACCAAGCTATTCAAATCAAAATTCATTTTTTTCCGCCCTTAAACAATCTATTTTTTATTATTGTTAATTGTTCTGAAGTAAAAATGTCTACTACTTCTTCTGCTTTCGCATAACTAAAACCATAGTATTCCATAATTAAATGAACATTTTCTTCTTTTGGTTTTTTATGCCACTTAGCAAATCTTTTGCTTTGCCTGACTGTATTTAGTAAAAAATCAAATTGTTGTTTTTTATCTAGGAAGTGTCGCTTATTCATTTCATTAGCGAGTAACACCGTATCGATAAAATAAGAAAGAGACCTGTTAGTCAAAAAAGGATCATATATTTTTTCTGCTAGTTCTGGATTTTCACTTTCAGAGATAATGTCTTTTTTCGAATAGTTTATTGAGTTTACAAAATCGAAAACCTTCATTATTCGAACTCACAATCAGCCATAACTTCGGTTAAGCAGGCCATCAGGTTTAACTCTGGATCGGCACAAAAACTTTCTTTGTACTGATAATCAGCAAGAGTAATAATCAATTGAGGTATAGATTCCTTTTTCATCGTGTGAGATGATACATCATATAGAGCTCTATATATTGAAGAGTTTTCCAAGGTATTCGTGGATACCCACTTTCTCATGTCATCAAATTTTTTGTTCTTCAAAAGATTTACAAGTTCTTCTACATTATTGTTTCCAGTCTCAGTGAGTACATTATCATCAATGTGATTACTGATTGCACTGTATCTTTGTACCTCGTTTATAACTCTTCTCCAGTCTGGAAAAAACTTAGTTATAAGTTTAGCTACAGCCTTTGGATCAAACGTTACATTTTCTTCTTTAAGAATGAAAGACAGTCTTTTGAAAAAATCTTGTGCAAGTTCAGGTCTGTCTTTTTTGGGAATGTTAAATTCGATAACACTACATCTGGAGTGTAAAGGTCCTATGATTCTATTTTTAAAATTACAAGTTAAAATAAATCCACAGACATCAGAGAACTCCTCCATAAAATTTCTAAGTGCTGGTTGAGTAGATTGAGGATTTAGATAATCAGCTTCATCAAGAATTACATATTTCCTCTCTGAAGTAAAAGAAACACTTGATGCGTATTGTTGAATGTCATGTCTAAGCGTATCAATGTTTCCATTCATACTACCATTGATCATGTAATAATCAGCATCAATTTCTGTTAACATTGCCTTTGCAAGTGTTGTTTTACCCACGCCGGGTCCACCAGAAAGCAAAAGATTAGGTATCTTTCTGTTTTCAACAAATTTTTTTGCTGCGGTTTTTAGATCACTCGTAAGTACACAATCGTCTACTTTTATTGGTCGATATTTTTCGACCCAGAGAAATTCTTTTTCATGCATAATATATTACTCCACATTTTCATAAAAAAATTACCAAGAAGAATTTCTTTCCGCTACGATAAAATAAGACAACTTATTATCTTCTGAAGTAAACTTAGCGATACCCTTTCTACTAAGGGTAACAACATAATCTTTAGGCAAAAGTTTTAAATTCTCAACTCTAAAAACCGCCTTGAAATCAGTATCAACCGGTACATTAAGATTGAATTTAAAATTGTTCGATGAATTATTTACAACATCTTCAGCACTAATAAAAAGTTCTCCGTTTTCTCCTGAAATACAAATGTGAGGCAATTGCATTACAGTAGCAGCTCTAAGCAAACTGGAGATTCTTTTTTCGCTGAGAGAAAAATCTTCAAGTACGTCAGTTAATTCAAGTTCCTTTTCTGGAGGTAACGTAATAGTATTTTTGTTTGCATAAAAATAACGTACCGTAGAATCGTCTTGACCGAGGACGTTAAGGTTGTTTTCATCAAACGAAAATTCTGGATCTTCAAAAAGACTAACAACTGCAAGAAACTGATTTAGG